CTTAACTTTATCAGGTTTAGCCAGTACAAGTGCACTAGGCACAACTTCACAAGTAGGTGAAGCAAATCAAACTTTGACTGGGCAAACTGGTACTTCTGGCTCACCGACAGCAGGAGTAAACGCTCAGGCGATAGCTTCTCTTCCTGGAGTATCAGGTAGTGTTGGTTCTGTAAGCGTAAGCACAAACGCAGATGCTAATGTTAGCGTCACAGGTCAAACTAGTACATCAACAGTTGGCTCACTTTCTTTTATAGGTAAGGCAAATATAACTCCTTCTAGCCAAGTAGGCACAGGTGCAGTAGGCTCAATAACTCCAGACGCAGAAGCTAATGTAAGTGTAAGTGGTCAAACCAGTACATCAGCTTTAGGCACACCTTCAATAACAGCTAAAGCTAATGTTTCTGTAGCAGGACAAACTTTACAGGCTACTTTAAATAATCCTAGCACAACAACACAGAATAAAGTTAGTATTTCTGGTGTATCTAGCACAGCATCACTAGGCTCTTTATCGTCTATAGCTAAAGCGAATGTGATTCCTATAGGACAAGTAGGAACAACAGGTGAACCAAAAATACTAATTTGGGGTATGGTGGATGATAGTCAAACACCTAATTATAATGGTGTAAATGATAGTCAGACACCTAATTATAGTGATGTGGGCGATAGTCAAACACCTAACTACAGTAATGTGAATGATAGTCAAACACCTAGCTATAGTAATGTAGATGATAGTCAAACACCTAATTGGGAAGAAGTAGCTTAATTCCGTTAATTAAATTATAATTTTACAATGGCAAGTACATACGTTAATAATCTTAGATTGAATGAGATGGGTACTGGAGACCAATCTGGTACATGGGGAACAGTCACAAATACTAATTTAGAGCTGATAGGAGAAGCATTAGGTTATGGCACAGAAGCCATAGTCACTAACGCAGATACTCATTTATCAACAGTAGCAGACGGCTCAACAGATGCAGCAAGAGCTATGTATGTTAAGTACACTGGTACTTTAGATTCTACCTGTACGGTCACCATAGCTCCAAACACTATGAAAAGAGTACAAATTATTGAAAATGCTACTTCTGGCTCTCAATCAATTATAGTTAAACAAGGTTCAGGAGCAACGATTACTGTGCCTAATGGTACCACTAAAATTTGTGTTTTAGATGGTGCTGGTTCTGGCGCAGCAGTAATAGACGCTTTAGAAAATTTAAGCATAACTGGTGATTTAACTATCGGTGGTGATGATTTAAAAATGGCTACTAATACAAGTGGTCATATATTAGTGGGTGATGGTACAAGTTATAATCCTGTAGCTGTAAGTGGAGATGTGACTATAGCAAGTAGTGGGGCAATCACCATAGCGAATGATGCTGTAGAGCAGGCTATGATTGCAGATGATGCTGTAGGTGCAGATCAATTAGCTAGTGATGCAGTTGTAAACGCAAGTATAGCGTCTGGTGCAGCGATAGCTTTTAGTAAAATGGCTGACTTAACTGCATCTAGAGCTTTAGTTTCTGACTCTAACGGTGATGTATCGGCGAGTGCTGTCACTTCTACAGAGTTAGGTTATTTAGATGGTGTGACTTCTGCTATACAAACTCAATTAACTAACGCTTATTCTTCTACAGATACAAACCTAACCTTACAAAATGTTAATGAAGTAAGAAGAGGAGCGAGTGCAACAGGAATTAAAAATGAAACCGACCACATAGAGTTTTATGTAAGCTCAACTGAAAGAGCAACTTTAGACAGTTCAGGTAATTTTACAGCTGACGGTAATTTAGGGGCTTATTCTGATGTAGCTTTAAAACAAGACATATATCAAATAGAAAACGCTTTAGAAAAAGTAAATAATTTAAGAGGTGTACATTTTACTCGTAAAGCTAACAACTCAAAAGAAATAGGAGTAGTAGCTAACGAAGTAGAAAAGGTAGTACCAGAATTAGTAGACGAGCATTTAGACAAAGAATTAGGCTCAATTAAAATTATGAAACACGCTAATACAGTTGGGTTACTTATAGAGGCAGTAAAAGATTTAAGCAAACAAGTAGAAGAACTTAAAAAGTGAGTAATATACCAACTAGCGGAGCAATAACCTTAAATCAAATTCATGTAGAAGCTGGCGGCTCATCAGAAACAGCTTGTACTATACACGACTCAGATATTAGGGCTTTAATAAGCAAGGCATCAGAAGCACAAGCAGATTTTGCTGATTATTATGGTGCAAGAGCAGAACAAACATCAACAGGAACAGTAGCACAAACCTTTACTATTGGTGCAGGTTATCAACAGTATATTAGCTGGGGTTTTAGACAAACAGCATACAATTATGGGACTGCTTTTGGTAGCACTACTGCAACTAGCATAACAGGAATTTCTGGTAAAACTTTACTAGGAATTGAAAATATGGGATTTTTGGGTGCACAAGCATTAACATTAATTGTTGATGATAAAATGAGTAATGCTAATTGGAGCACTATAACAGTCACAAATTGTTCTGGAAATTTATGGAACAGTTCAACTCAAACTTTTGGTAGAACAAGTGCAGATGTTTTTTATCAACAACAAAACGCAAATGCTCCTTCTGGTTGGAACACAGTTTGGTCATGGAATGCTCCTGCTGCTGGCACTGGCTATCAAACTTTAGGAATTAGAAACACAGCTTATAGTGGAATAGGTTCAAGTCACACAATAACTTTTGCATGAGGTAAATATGGAATTTATATTTTGGACAGTTTTAATTTTAATCTTAGGAAAATTTTTACTTAAAGCTATAGCTCCCTACACAAACAGAGCACTAGACAATAAACTAAAAGAATACTGGAAAAATCTAAAAGATTATTTTTAAAATGGCAAAAAGAGCAACAGTCACTGAGTTAGATAAAAGGTTAAGTGCTCATGAAGCAGCATGTGACCAGCGATGGAAAGAAAACTATCGCAGACTTGACTCTATTGAAAGTGGTGTTTCTTCCATTAATAGAACTATTAGGAATGGCTTAATATTTATTGTGACTATTTCTTTAACTATTATTGGATTTTTAGTAAAATTTGCGTTGTTTTAGGGGAACGAAAATGGAGTTCTCCTCAGAGACTAGATTATCAGAGCATTTTAGGTTAAGAGAACTTGAAAAATCTCAAGTTGCTCTACGTAATGATATTGATAATACAGTTCAAGACGAAACTATATTTAATAACTTAAAATCTCTTTGTGAGGAAATACTTGAACCCATACGAAATAATTTCGGCAAACCTTTTAGTCCTAATTCTGGCTATCGCTGTTTGGAGCTCAATAGAAAACTTGGCTCTCGTGACACTAGTCAACACACTCTAGGTCAAGCCGTAGATATAGAACTTCCTGGAATAGATAACGAGGAGCTCTTATACTACATTAAAGAAAAACTTGACTACGATCAAATTATTCTTGAATACTATGACGGTATAGATCCACACAGTGGTTGGGTACATGTAAGTTATGTATCGCCAGAAGAAAATAGAAAAAATAGTTTTTCTTACGACGGTAAAACATATAGAGTTATAGAATGACAAAACTTACTGCCATACAGTTCAGACCTGGAATCAATAGAGAAAATACAAATTACTCTAATGAGAACGGTTGGTTTGATGGAAATTTAATTAGGTTTGCTAAAGGTCTCCCTGAAAAAATAGGTGGCTGGAGAAAAGATAACAGTAATACTTTTGAAGGCAACTGTAGAGCTTTACATGGGTGGACAAATTTAGTAGGAACTAAATTTTTAGGTTTAGGTACAACTGTAAAATACTATGTAGAAGAAGGTGGTAGTTTTTATGATATAACTCCCCTTCGACAAACAACTTCTGCAGGAGATGTCACTTTTGCTGCAAGTAATGGCTCAAGTACAATAACTGCCACGGACAGTAATCATGGGTTATCTGTGGGAGATTATGTAAGTTTTAGTGGTGCAGCAAGTTTAAATGGTCTTGTGACTGCCGATGTTTTAAACCAAGAAAGTGCTTCACTTAATCAATCAGGTTTTGAAGTAGTTTCTGTACCAACTGTCAATACTTATACATTTACTGTCCCAGTGACAGCGAATGCTTCTGACAGTGGTAATGGCGGAAGTAGTGTGATAGGTTATTATCAATTACAAATAGGTCTTGATGCTTATGTGTCAGGCACAGGTTGGGGGGCAGGTGCTTGGGGAGAAAGTACTTTCGGTTCCACTAGTCCACTAGCTTTTGGTAATCAATTAAGATTATGGTCTCATGATAATTTTGGTGAAGATTTACTTATTAATCCAAGAAATGGAGGAGTTTTTTATTGGGATAGTTCCGCAGGAGTATCTTGGGCAACTAACCCAGCAAATAATAGAGCTAAAAACTTAACAGATTTAGCAGGATCTAATTTAGCTCCAACTGTTGGTTTGGTGACTTTAGTTTCTCAAGTGGATAGACATGCTATCGTTATGGGTGCTGACCCTTTAAATGCTGCAGGAACAGCAAGAACAGGAGTACAAGATCCACTTTTTATAGCATTTTGTGACCAAGAAAATATAACGGAGTGGGAACCTAAAAGTACCAACACTGCTGGTTCTTTGACTCTATCAGAAGGAAGTATAATTATTGGTGCCCAAAAATCTAGACAAGAAATACTAGTTTGGACAGATACTGCTTTATACAGTATGCAGTTTGTTGGACCACCTTTTACCTTTGGTGTAAATTTAATTAATAAAGAAACAGGATTAATTGGACCTAATGCAGCAATAGTCACCTCTAAAGGTGTTTTTTGGATGGCGATTGATAACTTTTATGTATACACAGGAACAGTACAAAAAATACCTTGTTCTGTTTTAAGTTATGTGTTTAATGATTTGAATATTTCGGAAGCATATAAATTCCATGCTTTTTTAAATGAAGAGTTTGATGAAGTAGGTTGGTTTTATACATCAAGTGGTGGTAGTGAAATAGATAGATATGTTTCTTACAACTACGCAAATAATGCATGGGCTTATGGTCAATTAAGCAGAACAGCTTGGTTAGATGCAGGCACAGAGCCATACCCTAGAGCTACTGGTAGTAATTATTTATACCAACACGAGTTTGGTTATGATGATGACGGTAGCCCCATGACTAATGTGTTTATAGAAAGTTCTGATATGGACTTAGAAGATGGTGATCAATTTAGTTTTGTGAGCAAACTTATACCAGACGTTAGGTTTTTAAACAACTCTAGTGATGGTCAAATAAATTTTGTACTAAAAACTCGTAATGCTCCAGGAGAAACTTTAACTACAAATAGTACAAATGTAGTAGCTGGAGATACAGCTAAAGTAGATTTAAGGTCAAGATCAAGACAGATAGCTGTGCGTTTTGAATCTGATGATGACGCTTCATATCCAGGAAACACAGACACAGGTTGGCGATTAGGTAATAATAGAATAGAAATAAAACCTAACGGAAGAAGATGAGTAAACTTCTACAATCACAACTACCTACAAGTGTAGATGGTAGTATAGATGGCAACTTATACAACAGATTAGTTCGTATTCTTGAAATTAATTTAGGTCAATTTGACCCAGATAACACTCGTCAAATAACAACTCAAGAAAAATTAGAAAATAAATTTAATCAAGGGGCTATAGTATTTGACACAACTTTAAATAAACTACAAGTTTATGATGGCAATAATTGGTTAAATGTCAATACAACTGATACCTCTTCTTTTAGTGGTCCGCCAGAAAATGGCTTATCGGCTCAAGCAAGTTTAGGTATAGTATCAGTATTGACGAAGGGAGCAACCAGTATTCACTTGTGACAAAACAGAAAAGATGTCCTTACTGTAATAAATTTACTGATAGGTGGCATAATAATAAACCTCAAGCATGTGGTGCTTGTTTACAAAAAGCTAAAAAACTACATATATCTAGTTCTAGATATAGGTTTATGAAAAATTTGCTCATACAACTAAGATATTCAAGAGAAAAACAAGGACATACATTTACGCTTATACCAGAGGACTTATACGAGCTCTGGGACGAGCAGGACGGTAGATGTGCTTTATCTGGTATACCTATGACTTTTAATAAAAGTGACGGTGGAGAGGACACAAACGTCTCTATTGATAGGATAAAACCCAGAGGTTTATATGTAAGAAAGAATATACAACTAGTTGCAAAAAAGGTAAACTTACTCAAGCATACCCTAGAAGAAAATGAATTAATCGACTGGGTAGATAAGATTTATGGTCATAGGATATTAAATAAATAATATGATAGGTCAAGTAATAGAAGTAGCAGATAAAGTATTAGGTAAATTTATACCTGATAAAAATCTAAAAATGAAGCTACAGAAAGAGATGACTATGGCGTTTCATGACGCTAATCTTGCACAAATACAATTAAACAAACAAGAAGCTGCACATAAAAATATATTTGTAGCTGGTTGGCGTCCATTTGTAGGATGGACTTGTGGTGTAGCTTTAGCTTATCATTTTGTTTTATCGCCAATAATAGAGACTATACTTATAGCTTCTGGGTTAAAAATTGACCTTCCTAGCTTTGAGTTTTCACAATTATCTAGTATACTTATGGGTATGCTCGGATTAGGTGGTCTTAGAACTTATGAAAAAATGAAAGGAGTTTCAAGAGAAAAATGAGTTTTTTAGAAAAACTACCCATTATGGGACAAGTACAAAGTGGCTTAATGCAAATGGGTGGAATAGGTGGTCTTTTAAATAAAGGTCAACTGGGATTATTGAAAGATATTCCTCTTTCGCCACTCATGGGAAATGATATGACAGCACAGTTATCTGCTGTACTACCTGACAGTATTATGGGTGTGGCACCAGGATTAGACATGGAAATGGGTCAGCCAGATTTAGAAAAAATATTGGCTAATAAAGGTAGGTATGGTGATCAAGTGTTAGGACACTTAGCTCCTGGAGAAGTAGTAATACCTAAAAAAATAGCAGGTGACCCAGAGTTTAGAAAAAAATTAGAAGATATTTATGGCAGATATGATATAAATATAGACCAATTTACTGTAGGAAATCCAGCAAACTCAATAAATCCCAATACAGGAATTATGGAGTATGGATTTTTAAGTGATTTATGGGGAGACATTAAGAAAAATGCTCCGACTATAGGACATATAGTGGGTTTTGCTTTTGGTGGACCTATAGGTGCTACCATTGGTGGAGCTGTGGGTGGTCTAGTAAAAGAAGGCGATTTAGGATATGCTGCAAAACAGGCAGCAACAGGTTTTCAATTAAGTAATGTGGCAGCAGGTGCAGGTATTACTGGTGGTACATTTGGTGGTGGTATAGGTGGTGCTGGTTTAGGACTAGGTACAGCAGGTACTGGTAATATGTACGCAGGTAAAATGGGTGGTATAGGAGATTTTTATCAAAACTTAGGGGCTAACGCAAGCGACATGTTTACTGGTGGTAGTGCTGGTACTCCTATATCTGGCTCCTGGAAAGATTTAAGTAAAATGGAACAAGGTACTATAGGTCTTATGGGGGCAAGCTCATTGGGAGCATTTGAAGACCCAGTAACACCTGAGCGTGAAGAACCGAGTATAAGACAAAACCCACAAATAATAGATTACATGAATCAAGGCATGGGCACAGGTCAAGCTGGATCATTAGAAGGATACCTTTCTGGTCCAGAAAGAGCACAGGCAATGTATAATCAAACAGCAGGGTTAGTACCTACCGACACAGGAATAGAAAATTCAGCGTTATTAAATTATTTAGAATCTATGAGAAGAAGACCTGTAGCTCCTGTAATGTATCCTACGTTTGAGGCAATTTAATGGCTTTAAACACTACGCAACAAACGGTTTCCCCACCTATATTTTATGGAGAGTTAATGAGTCAGGGAGTATTTCCTGCTCTTAATCAAGAATTTCAAAATTTATTAACTAGTGATAAAACACCATATAATTTTGACCAACCTAGAATAGCAAGTTTTACTCCTGACCAATTACAAGCAATGGAACTTGCTAGAGGTGGGGTAGGAAGTTATCTTCCTGGCATGACTGCAGCTCAAAATTTATTAGGTGGTTCATTAAATCAAGGTAGTAATTTAATACAAACTGGTGTTCAACAAGGTGTAAGTGGTACACAAGAAGCTCAAAACATTTTAAGAGACATGGCTGGTGGTTTTAATCCTACAGATACGGCTAGGTTTTACAATCCCTATGAAGACGCTGTAGTTAATCGAACTCTATCAGACTTACAGGATCAATTCGATGTGACTCAAAATCAATTGAATAATCAAGCCATACAATCTGGTGCTTTTGGTGGTTCAAGGGGTAGGATAATGGGAGACGAATTAGCAAAAAGTTTTGGTAGAGGTGCAGCAGAAGCTGTGGGTGGTATAAGGAGACAAGGTTTTAGTGATGCTATGGCTAATGCACAGGCAGCATTTAAAGGTAGAGGAACTGTAGCTGGTGGGTTAGGTTCATTATCAGGTAATTTAGCAAACATAGGTATAGCTGGTGGTGGTGATTTAATTAACACCATGGGCAGAGGAGCAAGTGCTCTCGGTAATATAAACACAGGCATATATAATTTAATGGGTGGCGATATAAACAGATTAAGCTCACTCGGTGCACAACAACAAGGACTACAACAACGTGGATTAGATATGAACTATGCTAACTATGCTGGTTCTTTAAATTATCCGATGAATGTGATTAGAGATGTAGGTGGCATAGCTTCTGGTATAGCTCCAACATTAGGCAGAAATTTATATCAAGAAGTAGAAGATATCGGTGACCCAGAACCAGAACCAAATAAATTTATGCAGTTAGCAGGCACAGGTTTACAATTATATGGAATGATGAATGGTAAAGACACTTCTTCGCTCGAAGGTTTATTTAGCAAGACATAAAGATGGCAGAACAATATGACCCATACAGTCAACCATTCCAACTAGGTGGTCTTGAAGCTTTAACACAACCTGACCCTATGCGTTTAGCAAGGGAATTACTAGCTCAAGGTATGCCTGTAGAAGACGTTGCTCTTCAAACAGGTGTAGGTGTAGATGATTTAATGATGGGTCAAATAGATAACAGACTACAAACTAAAAGAAACATAGACGATATGACAGGCATCTACAGTATGTCCCCACAACCTGATTTTTCTAATAATTCTAGTATCCAAAACATTGACATGTCGAGTGGAATAGCAAGCACTTTAGACCCAAACATGATGCAGATGTCAAATAACATGATGCCTCAACAAGATATAGCCAATGACCAAGCATTTTCAAATCAAATGACAGAAGGGTTAATTGATACTATGGACTTTTTAGGTCTTACTAAAGATGAAGACACAGCTGACGATGTAGACGGTGTGGTGGCTGCACAAATAAATGCAAGTGCACAAAAAGTACAGTCTGCTCAAGCAAGTGGCGATCCTAATGCGGTAGCCGAAGCTACAGGCAACGCTAAAAATTTAACTTTGTTAAATGCTTCAATACTAGACTATCTAGGAAAAACTCCAGAAGCTCGAGAAGAAGCTATGAATATCTATAGAGAAGCTGCAGAAACTATGCTTGGTGGAGAGGACTTAGATAAATTTATTCGTAGACCTGATAAAGCATTACCTTATATGGCAGCAGGTATGGCTTTAACTCAAGCAGGTACAGAAGGTGAAGACTGGATAACTGCTTTAAGTAATGCTTTTAGTAAATACGCAATTACGAAAAAACAAGGTGAGATGGAGTTTCAAGATAAATATCTACAATACAAAATGCAAAGACAAGCAACGATAGATGATTTTGCTTCTAAACTTGCTTTACAGGATTTATCTGCTTCATACGATGCTACTATAGGTAAAGACAGAAGCCCACATGTAGTGAACGGAAGACTCATGCACATCAGCCCTAGAGAGATACAAACTTATGAAAAAAATGGGGCATCAGTAGTTCCCTATAACTCTGACTTTCATTCTGATGTAAGTGAATACACAGTTTCAAATACAGAAACTGGGTATTTAGGTCTTGAACATCTTAGTGATTTTCAAGTAAGTCAATTAACAAACTTCCCTAACATAGAATTATCAGAAGGTAATCTGTTAAAAAATAAAGAACAGTATTCAGTAATTTACCCAGAGGGTCTTACTAACGATAATCTACCACCCATTTTAAGTAATGGAATAGGTGGTAGACGACACTACTTACAGTTATCCGACGCAGAAATGGCTGATATGAACAGCCAACTCTCAGGTACAGGCATAGAATTAACTAACAAACCTAGAAATCTGAAAAAAGTGATCAGGACAGATGTAGACGGTCTTGATAGACTTATGTACATACCAGAAAATCAAGTACGACCTACTGACAAACCTTATGAAAGTGGAGTTTATTTTGAATCGGATGGCGTAGTATTTGCAACTGGAAATACTGGTGGTACCCAACAGAAAAGATACAATAATAAAATTAAAAAAGAATGGCAAGCAAATTTAGCATCTGCTGCAAAAGTTTATAACATTACTGACCAAATACAAAATGAAGTAAAAAATAATAATGCTGTATTACCGAGTATTGTTAGAGGAACTGTGACTGGGTTAAGAACATTTCTTGATGAAGGATCAGCAATTTTTAATCTTATAGGTCAATTAACTGGCAATACAACAGACCTTTCTTTTGCAGAAACTGCAGATGGTAGTCTTTCTCGAACAGGTGTAATTGAATTTTCTAATGGTGAAGATACTTATGAAGCTATGTATAGCAGATTTGTAAATAGTAG